CCGGCAGGGCCCGCAGACGCAGCGGACCTTCCCACAGGTACAGGTCGTCTTCCTTCAGCACGATGGCTGCGTCGGCGGTGCCGGTGTTGGCGGCCGATCCACCGTAAGTGTTGAAGTTTGCCGCCGTCGTCCAGGCCGAAGCCGAGAAGTTCGTCGGGAAGTTGGCGTCACGCACGACCGGAAGGCCGAACAGTTCACCGGTCACACCTTCGAACTGCGGGTTGCCGTCGGTGCCGAGGGCGTTGAACGGCCCGTAGCCTTCCTTGACGAACAGGGGACGACCATAGGTGCTGGCATCGCCGCCGACAGCCCAGCTGTTGGCCCGGCGAGGATGCACCCAGATGGCGGTCGGGTTGGCGAAACGCTGCGTCTCGACGTAGTTGGCGGCAGCAACGATGGCGTTGAACTGCGAACCAGCCGACGAACCGCTGCCAGCGTTGCCAAAGAACTTCGCGTCGGACGACGGGACGTAGCCAGGCACACCATAGGCCGGGGCCGAAATGGCGTTGACGCCGGACGCCTGAGCGTAGGTAATGACGCCCTGATGCTGGCCGGACGTGCCCGAGCCGTAGAGCACCTGCTGGTCAAGCACCTGGTTGTAGGTGCCAAGCAGATCCTGAAACACCACGCCGTCGATGCCGACGCCAACCGGCGACTGCTCGATGAGCTGGAGGCTGACCTCAGTCTGGCCGGCCAGCGTGTTCACCGAAGCACTGACGTTGCCGGTGGTGAACTGCGTATCGTTCACGCCAGCAATCGAGTTGGTGGAAGCAGCGCCCTGCATGGCGGTAACAAGTCCGGTGGCCAACTTCGGGACGTTGATGCTGTCGGTGCCGGCGGGCAGCGGAGCATTGGTCACTCGGTTGGCAAAGACCCGACCGGAACGGAAGAACGGCACATATGCGTCAATGAGGTACATCGGCGGAACCAGGTCGCCTCCGTAACCGTTGACGCTGTCGATGCCCGTGATGGAAGCGCCAGCCGCCCGCTTTTCACGGTTGGCAAACTGCAGCCGGTAGGCGAGGTCCGCGTTCTTGCGGGCTTCGACTTCGACTTCCTTGCCGTGACGCTCAAGACGCTCCTGAGCGGCCCGGACGTCAAGGCCGGCCTGGGGCACGGACACGGCGGCAAGGTCGTACAGGTACGAGTTGCGGCTGTTCGTGGAGTAAGTCGCAGGCTCGTTGGTCACAACGGCGCCACCAACGGTGGGCGTGTCGATCTCGGCCACCGCAGCGGTTGCCACGGCCTTGCGGGACTCTTCGGCAGCGAGCATGTCGATCTGGCCGTCAAGCTTGGTGATCTTGGCGGCGAGCTCTTCAAACTCGGCAACCTCGCCGTCGGTCAGCGACCGGGACTCGGTGGTGGGCTCGACCAGAAGCAGGTCAAGCTTGGACTGGAGACGAGCACGCTTGTCACGCGCGGCGTCAAGGACTGGATTGCTCACGGCAATCTCCTTTCGGTTGAAATGGTTGGGTTGCTCGGGTGGTAACTGGCCGTCCGAAGGTGGTGGCGCCATGCGCTCCGGCGTTCGGGTGGTGGCCGCTATCGGCGCGAGGTGTTGCGGGTCCGGCTCACAAAGGCGCGAGCCAGGTAGGTGTCAAGGTCGGCAACCGTCGTCGCCGGGACCTCGGGGGTAACAACTTCGGGGGTTTCGATCGACAGGCGACGAATCACGGACATGACGGCGGGATCGGCCCGCAGCTCGTCCAGCTCGTCGTCGGCCAGATCGACGGCATCAAGGAACGCCGCACGCAGCGAAACGCTGGTGTTGGGGTTGGCGCCGTAGGTCACGATGCTGACGTCGCCTCGATCCAACGAAACTTCCTGAATGCGCCGTTCCGAATAGTCTTCGTTCCATTCCTGGCGGGTCACCCGAAAAGCAAACGAGCATTCGTTCAACAGGCCGCTGTTGACCTTGGCGGCCACACGAGCGGCGTCGGGGTCGGCGGCATCGGCGGTGGCCACAAACTCCAACCCGGCGTCGGACTGTTCAAGGCGCAGCGATCCGTTGCGGGTGGCGGCCAGCGGCATGCCTTCGTGGTTGATCAAAAGCACCACGTCGGGCGATTCGGACAGCGTCTTGGAAAAGGCGCCCCGGCTGATGGTTTCGACGTAGAAACCCATGTCGTAAGGGCTCTCGGTGCTTGATGCGGTGCCCCGGAACGTGATGGTGTCGGTGTCCTGGCGCACTTCCATGGCTGCGGTCGGCATCCGACGCACTTCACGACCACGAAGCAGCTCGGCCCGGGCTTTGCGGGACTCGTCGGTGAGAATTGCGTTCACGATCACTCCTAGTACTTGTAGCCGCTGGCGGGGCCGGTGGGCTGGGAAAGACCGATCAGGGCGGCGATGCTCGACGTGAAGATGTTTCCGACGAAAGCGGCGTAGGCGTGGAAAGCCAGAATGCTCGCAAGGTTGCCGCTGGTGCTGGTGTCGGGGTTGACCGTCAGCATCGGCTCGGACTCAAACAGGTACATGTCCTTGGCCCGCAGGCAGAACAACGAATCGCTGGTCTGCACATTGCTGGCGTAGGTGCCACAGTTGCCGTCGATGATGACCGGCAAGCCCAACAGGTTTCCGATTGGCTGATCGGTGGCAACTGGTTGGCCAACGTCGGCGCCAATGCGGGGCGAAGCGATTGGACGCTTGGAACTGTCAACGCTGTCGGCAATCCAGAACCAACGTCGAGGGGACATCAACCAGATTTCGGGCGACAGACCACGGTCGTTGCCAACGGATGCGGCCAACACGCCCAACCATGGCCACAGGTCGGTGTTTGAGCTGGACGAGAACGTGGTCAACGATGATGCTGCGGGCGTGGTTCCACTGTTCAGGTAGTGCGATGTGGCCAACGTGAAGTTGGCAAGGCCAAGCAGCTGGTTGCTGCTGCTGCCCGCACCGTTGATCAGCTGATAGTCCAACTGCGTGTTGTAGTCCCGGGTCAGTTCGTCAAACAGAATCACGTCGGCCCCAGGGGCGCCGGACTGCTCCAGCACCTGTTGGCTGACCGTCAACTGACCGGTGATGGAGACCACGTTGGACGTGTTGGTGGCGGTTGTCGGGTCCGTCTCGTTCAAAGCGTTCAAATCGGCCTGTGACGTTGTTTCCGTGGACTGTGGGCTATTGGTCGAGGTCAGTCGGGGCACGCTGATGGACTTCACGCCACGGGGCAGCGGGATTGATTGCAACGTGTCGGCAAACGGCCGGCCGGCCCGGGCCGAGGTCTTGTAACGGTCAATCAGATACAGCGGCAGGGCAAGGTCGGTGCCGGCACCGGTGCCCGACACGGTTTCGCCGGAAATGGCGGTGCGCTGCTCAACGGCCATCTGCTCACGATGGCGGGCAAGGCGCGCCTGGGCACGTTCGTCGTGGTTGACCTTGGCCCGCAGAATGTCGCCAAAGTAACTGTGGGGCGACAGCGGTTCATAGACCAGCGGTTCGGACTTGACGGTGACGTCGGACATGGGACTCCTAGGGGGTGGGAATGACGACGGCCTGACACGACGTCGTGCCGGTCAACAACATGGCGGCGAGGTAGTGGTGACCGTCGGCAATGATCAGACCGTCCATCACGCCGGTGGCCACCAACGGCATGGGCTGGCCGTCAACGATCGTGAACGGGGACACCTGACGACGAACGCCGGGGTTTTGCAGGTGCCAGATGAGGTTTTCCTTTTTCAGACCCCACGACGACGCCATCAGCGACGGAATGTCGATGGTCTGAACCGTGGCCTTGCCGAACTTCAGGTCGTGAATGTTCGGCAGGTCGATCGCCAGTGGCCAGAACGTCGGAATCTTCAGTCCGGCGGAATCAGCCGCCGGGGTTTGGGTCACCCAGGCAACCGGATCGGTCGGGGGCGGCGACGGCACCGGGGTCGGTGTCAGTTTGTCGTCGCTGTCGCGCTTTTCGCCGGTGATGCGAAACCAGTCAATGCGGGTCATATCTTCGGATTTCCTGTCGTTCCTGCGGCGTCTGCGTCGCCCTTGGCCGGGCTTTGCTCAATGCCGCCTCCGATGCCACCGGACTTCAATGCCGGGTCTTGGAACACCGGCGAATCCACCGGCGCAAAGTTGAGCGGGGCCATGTGGTCGTCGCCACCTTCGCCGGGAAGGGCCGGCAAATCTTCCATGGCACGAATCTCGTTGATGGACAAGATGCCTGCGTTGCGGGCCAGCGTGTACCGCTGATAACGCTCGAGGCTTGGGGCCCGCACCATGTTGGTGAGGTCAAACCGGCACGTCATGTTTGGCGGCAGGTAATCGTTCAGTTGGGACTCAATGCGGGTCATCCACGGGCCCAACGTGTAAATCTGGAACTGCAACGCCATGGATTCGACGCCCACGCCCCATGACGTGGTCCGATCGGCGTTTCCGAGGGCCAGATGTTCCGGGACACGGAACCAGGCACAAATTTCGGCGGCGGAATACGCTCTTGATCCGAGAAACTGGGCTTGGTCCGGGGCCAGACTGATCTGACGCCAGGTGACGCCACCGGTCAGGACGGCCGGCAGCTGCGCCTGGGCGTAACCGCCGTGGGAGGCTTTCCACGCACGGGCCAACTCCAGCGTTTCCCGCTCGGACAGGTCCATGGGCGTCTCAAGAACGCCAGACGGCATCGCACTGTTCTGGAAAAAGGCACCACCAAACTTCTCGGCGGCTTTGGCCAACCCAAAACTGCCGGCCATGTAGGTGATCGGGTCCAGACCAAGGAAATCACCGGGCGATGACATGGCCCGGATGTGCATGACGTTTTCGGCCGGCACTTGATGGCCGTTGATGCGGTAGTCGGGCTTGCCGTCGATCCGGCGGGCCATGACGTTGTCGGGGTGAATGATCTGGATGGAACTCGGATAGCCCCGGTTGTCCCGGCTGGCAATGAACCCGTACGCGTTGCCCCGCAGCAACAGCGACACCATGACTTGCCCCATCCAGTCCTGGCGGGTCATGTCGGGCCACGGTTGGGCGACGATCGGCGGTTCCGGGTCGATGCGGACGTTGCTGTGGTCGTCGGATCGAATGTAGGTGCGCAGGGGCAGCTGGGCGATTGAGTCCTGAATGATGTTGATGCAGGTAAAAACGGTCGGAATCGACAGCGTCAGGGACTCGTTGACCGCCATTCCGGCGCTGTAGGCACCCATGGCGCCCGGGCGGGGAATGGCCGACGATCCCCAGTCAAGGCTGGAACCGCTGCTGGACCGTTGTTCGACGAGGTTGCGCAAAATGCTCATGCTGTTCTCGCCTCACGTTTGTTGTGGCGACGCCTCCATGCCGATTGCACCGGGCGCACAAGTTTGCTGGCTGCCAACGCCACCTGGTCGTCCTCGAGCGACATGCCGACCAGCAGACAGACGACGCCAGCGGCGATCAGGCCGGCCACGGTCTGCCACATGAACGCAGCGGCGACCAGACAGCCAAAACCGATCAGTTCGACGGCGGTGGATGGCTTCACAGGAACCGGACGTAGACCGTGGCCGCCGCCGATGACTGAAACCAGACCGCCGAAGGGGCCGTGTCCCACTGGATGGCGGTGGGATAGGTCGTGGACAGGGCCACACCGAGGTCAACACTGGCGCCCTTCAGGGTCAAGTTTCCGGCGTAGGTGTTCGGGGTGTTGGGCGTGGCGTTGGGTGGAACGATGATCATGGCCGATGCACCGGTCGGAACGGTGACCGATTGGGCCGTGCCGGCCGCCAGCACGACCTGGGTTTCAATTTGGACCGGCGCAGTAAGCACCCGGGTGGTGCCGGTTGGTCCCAACGTCCACGATCCGTCTGCCCCGCCCTCGACGTTGGCGGTGATGACGATGTTTCCAAGGCTCATGGATGCTCCTAGACGTCGGCCAGCGAAAAGATGCGTGGCACGTTGCTGCGGGTGGTCTGAACGGCCCATGCAGCGATGGTGGCCGCCACCAGCGGGCTGATGTCGGCGGTCGTGGACTTGCGTGACCATGCCCAGGCGTCGCCTAGGGGTCGGGTGGCGGCTTGGGCAATCGCCGTGGTCAGTTCATCGGTGCCGAGGTGGCGCAAGTCGCCGGAATCGACAATCAGGTCAAAAAACTGGCCGCACGCCTGCGCCATTTCCTTGGCCGACATGCTTTTGACGGTTAAATGGCGCTGTTCAATCTCCGACATCACCGAACCGGCGGGCCCGTAACCGTCGCAATGGACCGTTCGGGTGCGGTTTCGCTCGCACAGCTCGACCAAACGGTCAACCAACCAGCTTGTTCCACGACGGTTTTCGATGACCTCAACGTGCATCTTGCCGTCATGGTTGCGGCCGGCAGCGCAGATCGACGCCGCCGATCGATCGGGAGTGACGTCAAACGCAAAGAACACCGGCCCCGAAATGCCCGATTCGACGTCTTCAAGGGCTTTCCAAACCTTGGGGTCGATCAGTTTGGCCCCGCCAGCCAGTGTGGATGGCCAATCACCGGCCCCCAGGCGCTCAACGGCAAACGTGCGGGCGTCCATGGACAGGTATTCGTGGCTGACATGCTCCGGGCTGATGCGGATTCCCAACGCCGGGTTGGCTTGTGCCCAGCAGGTGGGATCAGACGCCAAAATCGGGTCAACGGCGTCCGGGTTGAGGTCGGTAGACCATTCGAAGTACGCCAACGCCGGATCGTCGCCCTTCAGGCCACGTTCACGGATGCGGGACAGCACCACGCCGTGTTCCTGCACCATCTGGTCAACCGACGATCCCAAGTACCACACCTGCGGGTTGGGCCGGGCCGACAACGTCGGCAACAGGGCGCCGTGAGCGGTCACCGGAAGGCTCATGGCCTCGTCAAGAATCAGGCAGTCGCCGGTAAAGCCTCGACCACCGTTGCTGGTGCGGGTGCGAAACCGGATGCGTTGACCGGTCTTTAGTTCGATGCCTTCTTCGCCGTGGGATCGGCTGACCTTTTTGACGTTCTTTTCAAGTTCCGGCGTGCCCTCGATGAGGTGCAGAAGGCGCATGAACGCTTCGAGGCTGGTGTCGAACTGGTGCGCCGAGTGAACAATGAACCGTTCGCCAAGAAGGAAAAGACCTGCCAACTCTCGCGCTTCAAGGATGCCGCCCTTGCCGTTTTGCCTGGGGACGACAACGCCAACCTCAAACGCTGCCCATTTGCCGTCGGCCCGTTCGCCCAACGCTTCG